GGCGGAGATACTTTAGATTTAGGTGGTGTATTTAGCCTTGATTTAAAACGTCATTTCTTGACAGAAGGTTTTTATCCATCAGATTTATTTGATTCAAGAGGTTTGATTGATGATATTACAGACTTTGATGGACTTACAGCTACAGAAGTCAATGCTGAAATGTTAGTAAGAGTTACACAAGATAACCCATCTGGATCTCCTACTTATACTGACTTTCAAACTTTTGCTAACGGAACTTATAAAGGTAGAGGATTTCAATTCAGAGCAAAACTTACAAGTAACGATACTGCACAAGATATAAAAGTTTCTCAGTTAGGCTATACAGCATCTTTACAGAGAAGAACAGAACAAGGTAATGTTATTGCAAGCGGAGC